GGGTCACCAAGCGCCCCATGAGCCTTACCGGCCCCGGTGTGGGCGCCGACACCCCACAAGAGTACCTGTGCGACACCGAGGACGTTCTGGCCCATGAGCCGCCACCAAGCAACTCCACCTACTGGGGTGTGGTGCTGCAGAAGCACCCCTACATCACAAGCATCGACGGCCAAGACCACGCTTTCGTGATCCTCGACCTCGACACGAAAAACAGTACAGCACCGCGTGACATCAGGATCGCCAAGCTGCTGGAGCTGGCCAGAGACATGGACCTGCTGACCGAGCGGTCCCACTCCATGAAGGGTGGCCACATCATGTTCCTGTCGCCAGCCGACGAGGCCGCTCCCAAGAAGATCAAGCTGGGCAACAGCCAAGAGATCGAAATCTTTGGCTTGGCCAACAGCGCAGGCAAGAGCGTAATGCTCACCGGGGACAAGCTCAAGGGCGATGTCAAGCCCATCAGCAGCCTGATCGAGCTGCTCCATAAAGCTGGCATCACCGACGACGTGATCTTCCCGCCAGAGCCAGCACCAGCCATTCAGCCTGTTACAACACACGCCACCGAGTACAGCCCAAGGCCCATGGACGACATGGACAAGGCCCAGCAGGCCCTGTCCTACATCTCAATCGCCAAGGGCGACTACCAGCTCTGGATCGACATGGGCATGGCGTTACAACACGGATTTGGCGCTGCTGGGTACCCCATGTGGGTGCAGTGGTCCTCCTCCCAGCCCGAGTTCAAGGGCGAGGAGGACTGCAAAGCCCATTGGAAGAGCTTTAAGCCCAACGGTGCCACCAGCCTTGGCACGTTGTTCCATCTGGCCAAGCAGAACGGCTACAGGCCGCCAACCAAGGCCGACGTGCGGCGCTCTGCTGTGGAGGACTTCAACAGCTTCATCCAAGCCGGGCAGGAACTCCAGCAAAACGCCAAGGAAGTCGAAGGGACGGTCGAAGGGACGTCCCCACAACCAGCGTGGCCGGAGATCGACATTGACCTCACGTCCCTCAAGCCCACCCGCTACCTGATCGACGACTTTTGGGGCCACGGCTTCATGGTGCTGGCCGGTCAGCCCGGACTGGGCAAGACCAACGCCGTCCTGTCCCTCTCCATGGTCATGGCCGGGTTCACGCTCCACGATTCACCGCTCAAGGCCAAGCGCCCAAGGAAGACCATCATCGTGACCGAGGACAGCTCGCAGGTCATTGACACCCTCTACGCCTACAAGAAGCACTTTCACCTCCAAGACATCCACCAGTGGATCGTGGTGATCGACGCCAAGCGGTCTGACGTGATTGACCTGCTCAAGCTCTCATCAAACGTCCTGAACCACACGCTCAACGGCATCCGGCCCCACCTGATCCTCGACACGGCCAACTCCACCATGGACTTGGAGAACGAGAACGACAACTCCGAGGTGGGCAGCTTCATGGCCGCACTGAAGCAGACCATCTACCACCAGCTTGACACGCCCATCACCATCATCACCCACACCCCCAAGACCATCAACCGCCAAGACGCCGACGCCCAAGCCCGTGGTGCCAGCGCCTTCACCGGTGACGCCACCCAGACCTCCGTCCTGTTCATCGACGACGACAAGACCCGTTACCTACGCTTGGCCAAACTCCGGTACGAACCCAAATTCAGGGAAGTCAGGTTTGAGTCGCACGTCTTCCCGGAAATGACCATCGACCAAGACGGCGACCCACAGGAGAAGCTACTGCGTGTGGCCATACCCTACGAATCCTCCGAGACCGACCGGGAATCACTCCAACAAGAAAGACAGTCCGAGGCCGTCCAGCAACGCGCCCAAGACAAGGCCGACGAGGCCTGCGCCTACGTCCAGTCCATCCTGAACGCACACCCCGAAGGCGTGGTCATACGTAAGGGCAAGAACGCCCCAAGGAACCCGGACAACATCCAAGCCTACCAACTGGAGTGGGGAGAGATATTTGCGGCCATTCCGGGCAGCTCAAGGGGCGACATCAAGAAGGCCGTGGGGTCGGCCATCTTCACCAGATTCGCGCCAGATGCCAGCACCAATTGCTGGGTCGAATTGCATGGCTGAAAGTCGAAGGGACGTAGGGACGTCGAAGGGACGGTCGAAGGGACGTCCCTTCGACAAAGCGCATCGGAGGTGTGTACTTTGGTGGGCCATTAGGCCACCAAGTACACCCGCGATGTGGAGAGTTTTCAGTGAGCAAAGTCGAAGGGACGTAGGGACCAATCCCCTTTGGGGACGTCCCTTCGACTTTGTGAGATTTTTGAGAGATTCGGGTGTTTAAAAAAGTGGAGGTTGAGATGGTGCTGGAAAGTAATACAGAGGTTCGTGTGGTGGCTGCATCTGTGGTGACCGCTGCGGGTCGAAGGGACGGCGATGGTTTTGACGACCGGGTGCTGTGCGAGTGGTGCCAACAGTGCGCCGAGCGGGACATGAACCAGAGCTGGAAGGCAGACGATTTTGAGAAGTTCAGGAAGGTCAACCATCCGGCCTTCAGCTGGATGTGGGACAGCGTGAAAATCAGGAACGGGTGGGCACGCGTCGAGTGGGTCCAGCGGACATGCGAGGCAACCGACCTGCCAGCGATGCCGAAGGGTATGCCGCACCGCTGCCACCTGTTTGAGGACATCATGGACAGGCCAGCCGTCAGTCAGGTCGGCGACCGAGAAGGGGGTGCAGGATGGTGGGAGTAAAGCGGGGACGCAAGTACGTCGAGCACCAAGATCAGGTCAAGGTGGTGCAGCGGGTGCGTGCGTTCCATCCGGGGGTTATCATCGCAGCAATACCCAATGGAGGCGATAGAACGGCCTCAGAGCGCGTCAGGCTCGCAAGTGAGGGGGTACTAGCGGGTATGCCCGATTTGTGCGTCCTGCGGCCTTCTAGGGGGTTTCACGGGCTATTCGTGGAGATGAAGACGGTTGAGGGGGTCGTGAGTGCGGCCCAAAGGGATTTGGCGACACGGTTGAACGCCGAAGGGTATCTGTGTTTGGTTGCAAGAGGGGCCGATGAGGCCTACAAACTGATTGAGGAGTATTTGGCATGACGACCATCGCAGAGATAGCCGACAAGCAGGCCATGGAGACCCACACCAAGCAGGAGATGAGCAAGACCAATAAGGCTATCCACGCCTTCGGTGGTGAAGATCGCATCCTCGACCGGGTCGCTTCGGGACAGACCGTTGTGTCACTGTGCGCAGAGATCGGAGTGAGCGCGGGTAGGTTCTACGACTGGGTGAACAAGAGCGAGGAGCGGACAGCCGCCCTCGCACGCGCACGCGAGGTCGCCGCGCACACCCTGATCGAGCAGACCGCCGACATCGTGGACATGGCGACACCTGACGACGTGGCTGTGGCCAAGCTGCGTGCAGAGAACCGCTGGCGCATGGCCAAGGCCTTTAACAAGGCGCAGTACGGGGATCAGTCAGGGGTGACGGTCAACGTGTCGCTGGGAGACATGGCGTTGGATAGCCTGCGTAGACGCCCAGCAAGCGTGGTGATCGACGTCTAACTGTCAAGCCCGATTACGGGCTTGACATCGTGCAGTGCGCCGGGGCTGTGGATAACTCAAAAACCTGTGGATTTCCTGTGGATAACACCCCCCCCCTTCGCGGCGCGGCGGGGGCGGCTGCTGCTGCGGCATCCCACATACATCCCTGCCACCCCCAAGCCCTCAAAAAAAATTTCACTAAAAAAATAAAATAGTGAAGAAAAGTGTTGACACTCTGTCAAGCTGCATGAGATGATGTATTCATCAACAACGCAGGAGAAGACGACATGACGACATACGGGTATGTGAGGGTGAGCACGCAGGAGCAGGTGGACAACAGCTCGATGCTGGACCAGCGCCGGGTGATCAATGGCTTGGCCATGACGCACAACTTGGAGGTTCAGACGTTCATCAAGGATGGCGGGGTTTCGGGCACGGTGCCGTTTTTGGATCGGTTGGCGGCGAGGGGTGTGGTTTTGGTGGAGGGTGACGTGGTGATCGTGGCCAAGCTGGACCGATACAGCCGGGACTTGGAGGACGCGTTGACGAGTATGCGTTGGTGCAAGGAGAACGGTGTGCGGTTGATCATCAATGGCCATGGGGACGTGACGGACGAGGGCAACTTGGTGTCGCGGCTGATGTTTGAGATCATGGGCGCGTTTGCTGGGCATGAGCGCCGGGTGATCAAGCAGCGCATGGGTGACGGTCGTGCGGCGAAGAAGGCGGCGGGTGGGCACATTGGTGGCTCGGCCCCGTTTGGGTTTGTGGTGGTGGGTGATGGCCGCGACGCGGTGCTGGTGGAGTGTGCCGAGGGGCAGCGTGCGTTGGCCATGGCCCGCGAGATGCGTGCGGCTGGGATGAGCTACCGAAAGATTGCTGATGCGCTGCCGGTCAAGGTGTCGTACGAGGCGGTGCGCAAGGCGCTGGTGAAAAGTGATTGACAGAATCATCACTTGATTGAGACAATAATATTTCTTTAACAAAACCGGAGAAAACGATGCAACGAGAAGACGTGATGGTGATGGTGGGTTGTGCGGTGCTGGGTGTGGCGTTCGTGGCCATGGCCGTGCTGGGCTGGTTGCCGGGTGGGGTATGAGGAAGCGGTCTAAGTACAGGCCACGCCCGGTGCTGACCGACCCGGTGGCGTATGTGGTGGAGAGTTCGACGCTACTGGTTGACCACGGCACCTACGTGATCGACTGGAAGCTGAAGCTCCATGTGGCCATGGAGATGCTGGTCAAGGGGATGGCGCGGAAGCCGCACATGGACGCGGTGGTGGCCGCAAGAAACATCACCGAGGGGCTGATGGTGACGCTGGGCGGGCCTGACGTGGACGGCACCTTGGTGCGGTCTGGTGCCGCGCTGATGGACGTGTGCGACAGGGCAAACGCTGGCAAGGGCACGGCCTTGCGGGCACCGGAGATGCAGGCCTTGCGCGACATGATGGCCCTGCACGACGAGCTGCTGGACGTGGTGACCGTGGGCCAGATGGAGCGGGCCATGGCCTACATCAAGAAAGAGATCAACGCTGGCAGGGCTGGCGTGTTGAAGGACGTGAAGTAACTCAACCAAAGGAGAACGAAGTGAGCAAAAACAAAAAATTTACCGAACGCACCAGCGCAGGACTTTGTGACGCGCTGTTCCAAGAGTT